AGGCGGCGGGCTGGAATATCATTATTCCCTGTTCCCGATCCGCGCCCGCCTGTCCCTGATCGAACAGCCCGCTGAGGAGCCAGAACCAAAGCGCAGCCGCGAGGCCGCTTGGGCCGATTTCGAGAGCCTCAACGCAAATGCCAAATCCAAGGCCGAGTTGCGCCTGCAGGCGGTGCGCTTGACCGCTGAATGTGAAGGCGCGGGCATGACCCGATCCGCTGCAGTTGCAGCCGTAGCGCTGCGCGTCGATGCCTCAGAGAAATCCATCTGGAACTGGCTCTCGCTGATCGAGGGCGTGGCCGAGGCTGATTGGCTGGCCTATCTCGCTCCCAAGCCGACCGGCGGCAGAGGCAAGGTCGCACCGCTGGATCCTGAGTTTTTCGCCTTGATCCGTTCTGACTGGTTGCGTCTGGAAGGCCCCTCGCTGACATCGTGCTATGATCGGGCAAAGCGGGTCGCCAAAAAAGAAGGCCTGCCCATTGCACCGATCCATCGGGTGCGCAAGGCGATCAAAGAGACGGTCTCCAAGCCCACGGAGATTTTCCTGCGCAAAGGGGCGGAGGCGCTGCGGCGCTACTATCCGCATCAAGACCGCGACAAGAGCGCCCTCAGCGCGCTTGAGTGCATCTGCGGCGACTATCACAAGTTCGACGTGTTTGTGCGCTGGCCCGGCGAGGCACTGCCGGTGCGTGTGCAGGGCGTGTTCTTTTCCGACATCTATTCCGGCAAGATCCTCTCTTGGCGGCTTTCCCTGACCGCCAACAGCCACACAGTGAAGCTCGCGCTTGGCGATCTGATCGAGCGCTATGGCATCCCAGATGCGGCACTCCTCGACAACGGGCGCGAGTTTGCCTCGAAGGCGATAACAGCTGGCACAGAAAAACGGTTCCGCTTCAATGTGCTTAAGGATGATGCACCGGGTCTCTTACCATTGCTCGGCGTCAATGTGCATTGGGCCACGCCTTACTCCGGCCAGTCCAAACCCATCGAACGCGCGTTCCGCGACCTGTGTGACCGGGTGGCAAAACACCCCGCATTTGAGGGCGCATATACCGGCAACAAACCCGACGCAAAGCCGGAGAATTACGGTAACCGCGCGGTGCCGCTGGAGGAATTCATAGCGGTCCTCACTGAGGAAATCGAAGACCACAACGCACGCGAAGGCCGCCGCAGTGAAATCGCGTTTGGGCGGTCATTTAATCAGGTGTTTGAGGCCTCTTACAAGAGCCGCCCAATCCGCAAGGCCACCGAAGAACAGCGCCGCCTCTGGCTTATGGGGGCCGAGGGGCTGAATGCCAGCGCTAAGAATGGTGAGCTGAAACTGATGGGGTCGCGGTATTGGGCCGAGTGGATGTACCGCATCGCCGGGCAAAAAGTGGTCGGGCGCTTTGACCCGGACAACCTGCACGCCGGGCTGCATGTCTATGACCTCGAAGGGCAATACATCGGCCATGCGGCTTGCGTCGAGCGCGGCGACTTCCTCGGTATTGAGGACGCTCGCGAACTGGCCCGCAAGCGTAACCGTTTCATCCGTGCAGCCAAAGAAGAAGCCCGCGCCAGCCGCGAATATTCGGCAGCAGAGATTGCGGCCCGCTTGCGCGCTGCAGGCCAAGACCTGCAGCCTGACGCACCCCCCGAAGCCGAGGTAATCCGACTGGTCACCCCGCACGACAAAGCGCCCAAGACACCACGCTTGCAGCAGACAAGCCACGACCAAGATCACGAAAACCGGCTGGAGGCGCAAATCGCGCGCCTCGAGGACCGCCGCAAACCGCAGCCGGATGATGACGACCCCGAGTTGCAATTCAATCGGTGCATCGAGTTGGAACGGCTCGATGCAGAAGGCCACCCGCTGACCGAGGAACAGCGCAATTTCATGCAGGATTATCAGAGATCCGCCCAATACCGGAGCTTTCTGCGCATGCGAAAAGCTCTGGGCAGCGATGAATAAGGAGAGCAGAGCATGACACCAAGCATCGCCCCGCTGCGCAATGTCGCAGCACTGATTTCACTGGTCGAGCGTGTGCAGGACCGCTCCATGGGCCTGCCGGGAATGGCGGTCTTTTACGGCCCTTCCGGCTGGGGAAAAACCACCGCCACCACATTCGTCACGAACGAATATCAGGCCTATAACGTGCAGGTCCTGAGTTGCTGGACGCCGAGCTACTTTCTGCAATCCATCATGCGCGAGATTGGCATTAAGCCCGTGCGCGGGGTGCCTGCGATGGTCGAAGCCATTGCCGCCCATCTGGCGCGCGCTGACCGTCCGTTGATTGTCGATGACGCGCAGTATCTCACCAAGAACAAAAAGCTGATCGAACTGGCACGCGACCTCTACGAGGCCAGCCAATCGACGGTCATTCTGGTCGGTGAGGAAGAACTGCCCCAGCACCTGACCAAGTGGGAAAACATCCACAACCGCCAGCTTGCATGGGAACCGGCCCTCGCCTGCAACCTGTCTGATGCGGAAAAGCTGGTGCAGATCTACAGCCCGGATGTGGCGATTGAGCGGGATCTGCTGTCCGAGATTGTCGACGCTTCAGGCGGTTCCATCCGCCGGGTGGTGACAAACATCGACCAAGCCAAGGAACTGGCCCGGTCAAGAGGCACCAGCCGCGCCGATCTGGCACTTTGGGGTGACCGTGTATTTGCAACCGGCCAGCCACCTGCCGTGCGCAGGCTTGCCTCTGCAAGCGCAGCCCCTGCTCCGCGCAAAAGCCCCACCCTTCGCGTTGCGGAGGCCGGGAAATGAAACACGCCTTTCGATCCGATATGGAGGCGTCAGCTTGGCGCGCTGCGCAATCGCTGAAACAGATCCACTGGAGCGACCTGCTGGCGTTTGGGATCGTGCGCTCCACCGCCAAGAAATTCGTGAACCGCTGGGCGGATGCGGGCTTGATCACCCGCGTTGAAACGGATGACAGCCGCAAGGTCTACGTCCGCACTGATCTTGCGCCAACCGCGCCCGCAGCATTGCCCAGCTATGACGACAGCGCCGAAGGCAACATGTGGCGCAGCATGCGCGGTCTGCGCGTGTTCTCCGCAACTGACATTGCCGCGCACTCCAATGCAGGCGGCGTGGAAGTCTCGGTCGCCCAAGCACGGGCCTACTGCCGCCTGCTGGTGCAATCCGATCACCTCCGGGTTCAACAGACCGCAATCAGCGGCAAGCGCGAGGCGAAGTTCAAACTGATCAACAACAGCGGCCCCGTCGCGCCGAAGCCACGCAAAGTCAAAGGCGTGTTCGACCCCAACACCGCCGATTTTGTCTCACTGGATAAGGAGGTGCTGCTGTGACCACAGACACATTCGCAATGAACAAAGCCAGCATCGGCTGGGGCGGCGAAATCCCGGATTGGGTGGAAGCACTCGCAACCGAGTGCGACCTGACCAGCCAAGCCAAGACCGCAACGCGCCTTGGCTATTCAGCAGGAGCGGTGAACCTCGTTTTGAGCAACCGTTATGGGGCCAGCACCGATGCCATAGAACAATCTGTGCGCGGTGTGCTGATGTCGGAAAAAGTCGCCTGCCCCGCCCTTGGCGAGATTGGCAAGGATGTGTGCCGCAAATGGCGTGAGCGTTCCAAGACGTTCTCCGCCGCCAACAGCCAGCACGTCAAGATGTTCAAGGCCTGCCCTAAGTGCCCGCATTTTCAGGCCAATAAGTGAGCGCCTGACCGCGCCCCTTTGGCCTTCCCAAACAACCAGATCCACCCTGAACAGGAGTACAGGCGAATGACAGAGCAGCTCGCTCAAACCACCTCCACCACCCGCCAACCGGCAAAAGTGCCCAGCGGCGAGGAAACCATCAACGGCATCTCCTACATGCGCAATGCTCAGGGCGATCTACGCCCAACAGAATTGGTCAAGCCGCAGGACAAACTGCAGGACCAAACCGTGCGCGGCATCATCGGCTATGCTCTGGCTTTGAGCGACGAGGTGAGCCGTTTCAAGGCCCATACGTTTGAGGACATCAGCGCTTTTGAGGCCATTCTCGCCGGGCAGTACGACGCAACGGTGGGCGGCAAAAAGGGCAACAAGACCCTGATGAGCTATGACGGTTTGTTCAAGGTTCAGGTGCAGGTCGCGGATCTGATCGACTTCGGCCCCGAACTGCAAACCGCGAAAACACTCGTGGATGAATGCCTGACAGAATGGGCCGCTGATGCGCGCCCGGAAATCCGCGACATCGTCACCCGCGCGTTCAACACTGACAAAGCCGGTCAAATCAACCGCTCTGAAATCTTCATGCTCCTGCGTCTGGAAATCGAAGACGAGCGCTGGCAGCGGGCCATGCAGGCGATCAAAGACGCCATCCGCGTGGTCGGCTCCAAATCCTACGTGCGTTGCTACCAGCGCGCCGCGCTCGATGCGGCGTGGAAAGCCATTCAGATCGACTTGGCGAAAGCCTGAGGAGGACATCACCATGCAGATTGCAAAGTTCATGGACGCAGCGCGGGTGCCTATGCCCGCAGACCACGACGACCGGCCAATCTCAGGCGGTGTTGGTAGCGTGCTGGCACGCGGCTACCCGGCTCAACTGGC